TTTAAAGTAATTACAAAACGTCCTCGTACTAAACACATTAACGAGCCACATTCAACAATGAGAGGCGCACAAGTTTGGATAGCAAACGAATGGTGCGGAGTAAACGGATAAGCATTCCAGTTCCAGCAAGTCTGGAAGTCTGCCACCCCATAGCTTTTCGAGGCATGGGGATTTGGCAGTACTGGGATGTTCCAGTTTAAAACTTGCATACATGGAAATTTTCATCTTTTTTATTATTATGGCAGCTCTCCTAATTGGACTTGCTGGATTATGCGACTATTTAACTAAGAAACTAAAATGAACTTAGACGGTTATTATGATGATCTGTACGATAGGACAGAGACATCAGCAGAGCATTGTGAATATTGCAATGCAAGAATTGAAAAATGTAAATGCCATCAGCACGATGATTACGACAGAAGGAGGGATGAAGAAAATGAATAATCTATTTGACCGATTAAAGCCTGAGTACAAGGCTCTATTGGAAGATCAAGCCGAGTTTTACCCAACTGCTATTCCAGAAATCATTGATGAACTTAAAAAAGAAAGTTCTATTTTAGATTTACGTTACGGAACTGTCGGATCCTTAGCATTGTACCTGAATCTAAAAAATTCAGGATTTACCGAAATTGTAAACTTATTCAACGAATCATGAAAACATTATTAATCAAAACAACAACCCTTCCAAGTGGTGAGCGTATCACTTGGAAGGATGGTATGCCAGTTCATAAGACCAGGGAACTACATTCAGACCAGTTTAATCAATGGCATTTTTATATCCAAAACGAAATTATAAAAATGCGAATGTGGACTAAGATCATTCGTAAAATTTCAATAACATGATGCACTTTCACGAAGATCAGGATCCAGAATCAAACCGCAATTTCTGGCTTATCATTATAGCAATGATTTTAGTTGTTATAATCTTTGTAGCGGAAATGTTTATTTTGATGCTTGATATACAATAATTTTTTATAATTTAGTAAAGCCGTCTGGAAGCGGAATTAAAAACATTTTAAGAGCCTTATTTCGGGGGCGGCGACTTCCAGCGCCAAACCCGAGTAAGGCATTTTTTTTTATGAGTACAGAAACAAAAAAACCAAATATTCCTGCAATAGTTAAAGATTTGGGCCTATCCGTAAAAATGGATAGTTTGAACACCTTGTTAAATTCTAATCCTCCATCATCCTGGATGCGCGAACACAAAGGATTGAAGTACCAACCGATTGAAAGGGTAAAAAACAATCTGGTAACGATCTTTCAAGATTATGATTGGTCGATTAAATCCGTTTCGATTATGGCGAACTCAGTATTGGTTTATGGAACGCTTTCCATATTCAATCCTATTACTGGAAGGCAGCGCAATTTGGATGGCGTTGGTGCATGGCCTATTCAATTAGCTAAAGGATCTAAACCTTTAGAGATTGAGAATATTATTCAAGATGCAATTCAAAAGAACGCCCCGGCTGCCGAAAGTCTGGCCCTAAAAAATGCAGCTTCAAAACTTGGTAAATTATTTACTGATGGCGGAAGCGATGTTGAGTTTAACGGAATGTACTCTAAGGATGTACCAATGGATGACATTAAAGCCTCACAATCATGATTATCACCGGAACACAAAACGAAAACCAGCGCACCCCAGAATGGCATAGGTCTAGGATGGGGCGATTCTCATGCAGTCAACTACACAGACTAATGACCGAACCAAAAGCAAAAGCCGATAAGGAGGCTGGCAAATTATCCGATGGAGCAATCACTTATGTAATGGAGTGCATCGCTGAGAAATTAACTGGCAAACCAGCCAAAGATGATTTCAGTTCAAAGTACACCGAATGGGGAGTAATGCACGAACCTATCGCTATTGGAATTTACGAGGAAGTATTTCAGACAAAGGTAACGCAATCGGGTTACATTCCGCATGGCGAGAACTTCGGCGGTTCTCCAGACGGCTTGGTAGGTGATGATGGCGGCATTGAAATTAAATGCCCTTACACAATTACTGCGCATTTGGTTCACTCGCTTACAACTGATTTAAAAGCGGATTACAAAGAATGTTACTGGCAGATTATCGGTTACATGATTATAACTGGTCGCGAGTGGTTTGATTTTATATCTTATCATCCCGAGTATCCGGGCAAATATCAATTCAAGCGGATTCGATTAGAACGTGAAAACGTACTGCAAGACATTGAACTTGCACAAGATAAAATCAACAAAGCAACGCAATATTTAAACCTAATACTAAATTCAATCTAATGGGAAAACCAATGCAAGGCTCAATATGTTTGAGCGATCTCGGAGATGCTTACAAAGCTGGTCACTCCGCATTTAACAAGTCTGAAAAAAACGGCAAAGTCTATGCAAACATTGCAGTCTGGATGAACGATCAACCAGATCAATATGGAAATATTCTTTCGTTTCAGCTAAACAGTAAAAAGGATGCAACCGATGAAAAGGTGTATTTCGGCAATGCAAAACTGCCTGATTCGGCTAAACCAGCGGCGGCCGCATCAAACGCAAAAGACGATGATCATTTCCACTTCTAACCAATCCCCCCTGCCTTTAAATATTGAAGGCAGGGGTAAACGATATGGCAATAGATACTCAAAGAAAACCATAGCCTTGGCATTAGAGTATTGCATCGGTAATAATATACCTCCAACTCAGGGCGCCAAAAACCTAAATTTTCCAATGCCGACTATTGCCGACTGGATGACAAAATACTGGTTTTATAAAAAAATAGATAACCCGATAATTTTAACACTACAATCTAATGTTTAATCACCTGCACCAACAGATAATAATGGACTTCCTTAGAGGTCGTTCATTAATGAAGTATAAAATTGATGATATAATTGATGCCATAATAAATTATTATGAAAGTTAAAAAGTTTAATCCCGTAGAAGATAAATATTTGAGGGATAATTACTTGATAATCCCTGCAAAAACTATGTCAACAATTTTAGGCAGATCCGAAAGCGGAGCAAGGCAAAGATTGAAACTGTTAGGCTTAAATGTTCCTCCAGAGATAGCAAAGAAATTTCAGGAAAACTCCAGATTTAAAAAAGGTCAAACACCGCCAAATAAAGGCAAGAAAATTACTGAATGGATGGCTCCTGAAAAGATTCAATGTATTCAGAAAACACAGTTCAAGAAAGGAAATATCCCACCAAATACCAAATACGATGGAGCAGAACGGATCTGCAAAGATGGGTATATCGAAATTAAAATAAGTAAAGCTAAATGGGTACACAAGCACCGATTTGAATGGGAGAAGGTAAATAGACTTATCCCGGAAGGTTTAATTCTGGTATGCAGAACTGAAAATAAACTTAATAGTCATCCTGATAACTGGGAATTAATCACAAGAATAGAAAACATGAATCGTAATTCTGGGCCTTTAAAATTAAGCGATACAATGGTTGCAACTTATTTAGCTGCATCTTCTCGCAAAGTTGACAAAGGCTTAAAAAATGAAATACTTAAAAATCATCCTGAATTGATTAACACAAAAAGAACTCACCTAAAACTTAACCGAAAAATTAAAGAATATGGCACGAAATAAAATTACTGATCTGAATGATCACTTGTTTGCTCAATTGGAAAGGTTGAATGATGAAACCCTGGAAGCGGATAAAATGGAAATTGAATTTCAAAAAGCAAAAGCAATCAGCGGAGTAGCTGCTCAAATTATCAAGGCTAACAAATTAACGCTGGATGCTATGCGTATTTTAAAAGATGGATCAGTAGGCCCGAATGATATTCCTGAAACTTTTGGATTGAAACAATTGAAAGCGGTATCGTAATGCCTCCAAAACTGATTAAAACTAATGGCCAAGGCGATGCAATTGAACATCCTAAAATCCAAACCTACAAAGCAAAACCAAAGCCTTACAAAGAACCTGATTTTTTACGCAAATATCGCTTAGATAGAGAGCGTGGATTTTGGAAAAAGTACCCAGAGCAACGGGCAGAGATTGAGGAAAAAGTAAAATTAATGCAAAAAGAATGGGCAACGCAGGACAAAAGAAAATAGACCACACCAACCCACTATCCCAATACAAATCCCACAAAGCGTACAAGCCAAAGATTCAGCATGAGTGGTCGGCCCAGTTAGCGTTTTGTAAATGGCTAAAGCTGCAACATCCCGATGTTCGTTTTCGTTCAGATATTCAGTCAGCCG